TTAGGCTTTTTCCTCCTGGGTCGGGGACACTCCGGCCCGGTTTGAGGGCCGGTTTGAAAGATCCGTTCCCGGTGTGTCCCCCAGACGGGCTATGGCCTCGTCCGCCAATAGGGCATTCCGGGAAACATAGTGGTGATCGAGAACCCGCCCGACGTCGCCCATCTTGTGCCCGGTGATGGCACTGATTTCGGCATGGTCACACCCGGCCCGGGCAAGGCGCGTCACGGCGGTTCCCCTCAGGTCATTGAACGTCAGCCCCTCGATTCCCGCCCGCGCGCACAGTTTGCGCCACGATGCCGAGAAGCCGGCGGCGGTCCAGGGCACCCCCTTCGTGTTCGTCAGGATCAGCGGAGAGCGGCGCGGGGCCGTGTCCAGGGCTATCTTCAATGTGTCTGTCGCGGGAATGGACACGCGCGCGCCCGTCTTGTTCTGCTTCAAGCGGATGCGGGCGCCGTCGTAGGCGCTCCAGGGAAGCCGTAACAGGTCGCCTTGACGTTGGCCGGTGTGAGAAGGGCCATCAGGAACGCAAGGCGCATCTCCGGCCCCGCTATGGCCAGCAGGCGCGCCACGTCATCGTCGGTCCAGATGTTGTCGGCCCGGCTCCCACGGTAGATTCGCCCCGCCTTCTCCAACGGGTTCGCCGGGACCAGGGCCCGATGGTGCGCCCACGAGATGACGCGCGCCAGAACGGTGAACGTGTAGTCAGCCTGGCGGCGGGACTTGCTCGCCAGCTCATCGCGCCATTGCAGGAAGACGGCGCGTGACCGGCGGTCCGCCAGGGCCGCGAGCGGGAACGTGCCGAATTTCGCTTCGATGGTCCGGATATGCTTGACGTAGTCGGCGCGGGTTCGGTCAGCCAATCCAGCGAAATCGGCCGAGTCCTGGTAGGCACGAAGAATGGAGTGGATCGTTCCGGGCGGCGGCTGAACGCGCTCCCGGACGGCCTTCTCATAGGCGGCCATGAATTCGGGCGTCCCCGGCGTTCCCTCTAGGCGAGGCCCGCCGCGCCAAGCGTAGTAGTATCGCCGCTTGGTCCCGTCGGCCAACCGCTTGTCGGTGTAATGCAGATTCTTCAACATAACGCGCATTGCCCTGCTCCTGCATCCACTGGTCCAGCACGTTCGCCGGTTCAGGCGTCGCGACCGGCGTGGCCAAAACGATCCGACCATCCGGCATGACCTCGACCCGGGCCACCTCCAGACCGGCCGCCATGGCGCCCTTGATGGCGCGGGCAACATCGGCCTGGGTGAACGCTGGGGACTGTCGCGGCATCGTCGAAACTCCGGACCTCAGGAGGATTGGCGCCGACCACGCGGGCTGGAGTCCACCCCCGCCGCCGGCTGTCGGTGTTGTTGCGGTCACCGCCGACTGGACCGGGCGCCGCGACCCGTCGTCCGGCGCCAAAGCCTGTGGGCAATCACGATCACGCGGCGGCGGCCGTCGCCACGCCGTCCAGGCGCACCGCGACGGTGGCCGCGCCGTTGCCGGCGGCCTGAACCGCCGTGCCGATGGGGTAGTGACCGGAGTCCGGCAACACCACCTGCCCCGGGTCGATATCCCACGACACGGCGGCACCCTGCCCGATGACGGCCGTGGACAGCTTCGGCAGGGTCCAGACACCCGTCGTCTGAAGCACTACGTCGGCCGTGGCCTCGGCATCGGTCAGGACCACGCCCGCGATGGCACCGACAATGACCAGGTCGCCGGAGGATACACCCCCGGCCGGGGCCGCGACGGTGACCCGGTCACCATCCTGCAGGAAGGTCTTCGCCATGATCAGAGTCCTTTCGTGGTCGAAATGCGCACGGTGTAAACACGGGCCGTCCCCGAAGCCGACGCGATGGCCCGGTTGAGACGGGAGAGCGCGGCCTCCATTTCAGCCATGTTGCGATAGGTGACCCGCTTCCCATCGTGCTCGACGGTCAGAACGCCCGCCGCCATCTGCCCTTCGAGGGCATCACGGCGGGCGATCAGGGTGGCCAGGTCCGCCATGATCAGGCGGACCCTTCGTTCAGGTACAGGCCCCGGTAGTCGATGGCCCCGCAGCCAAAATCCAGGCCCGCGCGCACGCGCACGCCGCGCGTGTCGAAGTCGATTTCGGTGTGAATCTGGGGGCCTTCGGCGCCCTGGACGTAGCCATAGACGAGGCTCGGCACCTGCATCGGATCGGCCGCCACATGCCACCGATTGCCGGTGATGTTGGCATCAACCACCAACTCCAACTGCCCGGCCCACGGGTTCACATCCCCGGACTTGGTCGGAGTGATGGCGGCCAGGACCTGGCGCGCGGTCAGTTCGGTATCGGGGCCGCACACCAGGAACTTCGGCTGGACGTTCAGCTTCATGCCGTCCAGGCCCGTCATCTTGCGCAGCGCCGCCACGGCCGCGCCAACGGTGGTCACGCTGATCGCCCCGCCCGTGCCGGCCTTGTTGCCGTGGGACCCCGCATGGAACAGCGCGACTCCATCGCTCATGGTCGGGCCGTTGCCGGCCAACAGCGCATAGACCAAGCTGTTTTCGAACGCGGCGGCGCGGACGGCGACAAGGGCGGAAAAGTCCGCGAGGGCGCCAAGGTCATCGTTGATCAGGACCCGCCGACCGATGGTGATCCCGGTCGCGAACTCCTTGGGCGTCACGGTTTCCTGGGTTTCGCTGATCGAACCACGCACATGCGCGCCGCCTTCCGCCACTTCCTGGAAGTCCGGGAAGTCCCCGACGCGAAGGAACTTGTGGGCCTTGAAGTCGTTCATGGGCTTCTTGGCCGCCAACTGGCGATAGGTCGGCGCCGCCGCCTGATACTGCGCCAGCAGCGCCTTGTTGGCCGCGTCCGCCAGCAGCAGCGGGAAGTCCGACGTCGTGTGCGCGCGGGTGAAGATGGTGTTGAACACCGCTTCACGGTCGAAGGCGTTGACGCGCTCGCCACGGACCGCCGCCAATTCCGCCACAAAATCCAGGGCGCGATGTCGCATGAACTGCGCCGCCATGCCCTCCGGCTTCACCAGGGGCGTGAAGTGCGCCGCCAGCGAGTCCGCCATGGCGCGGCGGATCACCGCCGGGTCGGTGTAGTCGGCGCCGCCCGTCACGCTGCCCGGCCGGTTGTTGATGACGGTGGCGCGCGTGCTCACCGTCCCGGGGGCAACGGACCGCGTGGCCGTGTCCGACCGGCTGTCGTTGTCGTTCGTGCCCTTGGTCACGGCCGCCTTGATTTCGTCCAGGGTGGCGGCCATGCCTTCCATATTGGTTTCGAGAGCGCCAACGCGATCCTCGATGCTCGCGGCGCCGTCCGTATTCGGCTCGCCGGTCGGCGTCGGCTGCGCCTGATCCGCCATGGTGATGTGCTCCTTTCGCACGATGGCGCCGGGGTCGCTCCCCAGCGGGGTGAAAGACAGTTCTCGGGGCGTCCACTTCGTGGCGCGGAAGACGGGAAGCCCATCGCGGGCGCCCGCGCGCCTCCACTCCTGGACGCTGTAGCCCAGCGACACGCCGCGCACCGAACCGGCCTGGACCTTGTCCATCAGGCGATCCGCCTCCGGGGAGGCATCGAAGCGCACCGTCGCGATGATCCGGTCACCCTCGACCCGCGCGCCCTCGACGGTGCCAACGACGGCATCCACGGCGTTGCGGTGGTCCATGAGCACCGGGGCGCCCGTGACATAGCCGGCGCCGGCCGCGTCCAGTTCCTCAATCCACGGGCCGCGCACGTCGTGCGCGGGTGCCGGTGCCGGACGGGTGACAGGGGCCAGCCCGGACAGGGCCACGACCTCCACGGTCCGGGCTTCACGATCCAAGGTCGCGGCCCGTTGAGCGGCGCGGGTGCGCAGCGCGGTGGAATCAAGCGGCATCGTCGGGGGCCTTCCGCGCAACCGGTTCATCGTCCATCAGGTCTTCAAGCAGGCGTTCGAATTCGGCTTCACGCTCAGCCAGCCAGGCGGCGAAGTCCCCGCAACTGGCGGCGCGGGCGCGTTCAGAGCAGGGTTCATGCCGCATAGTCGGTCGCCTCCGGTGCTGGGGACTCATCGGTCAAGAGCGTCGGGGTCAGGCCCGCCTTGGTCGTCACGGCCGGGTTCGTGTCCACCGTCAGGCCAAGCCGGGCCTCGCGTGCGCGCTCCGCCGCAAGCTCGGCGTCGATCTTTTCGGCGTCATAGCCGCGTTCGGCGATGGCCTGGGTCCGGGACTTCAGGCCCGCCCGGATGGCGATGATTTCCGCCTCGGCGTCCTTCTTGGGATCGACCCATTCCTGACGCGGGGGCAGCCACTCGACGCGATGGAACGCGGCGGGATCGTCGGCATAGCCCGGCAACAAACCAGCGGCGCCGGCCGTCGAGACAACCCGGTCCCACACCGGTTGGCAGAACCGGGGCACCATGACGTTGTGCTGCCAGTGCTCCAGGCGCTTGCGGAACTCGACCAGACCCGCGCGGATGGACGAATAGTTGACGCCCGCCAGGTCCCCGGTCAGGACCTCGTAAGGGATGCCCAGCCCGGCCGCGACCGCGCGCAGGTGCGCCTTGGTGAAGGCGTCGTAATCTTCGAACGCCTTGGGGTCGAACCAGTCCACACCCGTGCCCGGGGGCAGGTTCAGCAGGCTCCCCGGCTCCATGCCGGCGGTCAGAACACCACCGTCCTGGGTCCCGTCCATGCCGCCCCCGTTGCCCTCGGGGTCAGTGATCGCGCCCATGATCATGGCGCGGGCCTTGGCGCTCACCAGGGTGGCGTCGTCCAACTGGTCCAACTCGTGCAGCTTCAACAGCACTCGCGCGAACCAGGACACGCCGCGCAACTGTCCGGGCTCTTGAGGCAGAAACAGATGGACCATGTCCCGCGCGTCGATCCGAACCGGGGTGAAGGCATTCACGAACGGTGCGGTCGGATCGTCCGGACGGCGGGGAAGGACGTGGTAAGCCTGCACCCGGCCCATGTCGTCCAGTTCCACACCCGCGCGGACGCGGGAAGCGGGGCCGATCATGGGGAACTCATAGGGCACTTGGTCCGCGTGGATCAGGCGAAGGCGCGTCAGTCCCGGTTCGTCGGAGTCTTCGAACAACTGCCCGAAGCACTCCCCGACCTCGACCATCTGACCGCACGCCATGGCCTGGGCACCGTAAAACCCGCCCGGGCCGTCATAGTCCAGATGGTCCAACAGGTCCCCGGCAACCTCGTTGATCCGCTCCCGCGTGGCGGGGTCGGGATGCTGCGAGGACGGCTTGATGCCCGGCCCAACGATGTTGGACACGAGCCCCTGGACACCCGCGCCGGCATGGGCGTTGTTGCGCACGACGTGCGCGGCCCGCGCCTGGATCGTCCGGCCGGCGCCGATAACCTCGTTGGTCAGGGACCGACCCGACACCGGCGCCCCGGACCAGCGCCGGCCCGACCCACCGGCATCCAGCGAGCGGCGGAACAGCCGCCGGACGATGCGGGAAAGCGGCGCGGCCATGGTCAGGCGCCCCGAAGCTTCTCGGCCGTTTCGCGACGGATCGCGGAAACATCCAGGATCACCGCCAGGCGGCGGGCCGCGACCTCCGCCTGAAGTTCAGCCGCGTTGTACATCAGGGCGAAGTCAACGTAGTCCCGACCTTCCGTGTCCCGCGCCTTGATGATGGACACGTAAAACGGTTCTTCAGGAAGGCCCGCCTCTTCGTACTCCTGGTGAACGTCGATCCAGGACCGCAGGTCCTGGCGACTGAAGATTTCAGCCGCAACCCGGATCGAGACGCCACAATTGACCAGTTCAGCAATACAGGCGAGCGAGACGATATCGGCAAAGCTGAACGTCCGGGCGCGGCCTGCGACGGTCTCAGAGGTGCCGGGAATGCACCCACGGTGAATCCAGGAATTGAGGGTGTTGCGGGGAATGCCCGTAACGGCGGAAACCACGATGGCGGGGTATGAGGGTTTTGCGGTCATTGGAGTGCCTCACCTATTGCGCTTGCGCTAGGTTAGGAGCAAAGCTAGTGCGAATGCAATAAGTTTTTTCGTTGGATGGGGAGAACGTTTTCTGAACCCGGCCGCCACGGCGCCCACAACGGCGCCGCTCAGCCTGGGGCCGGGCCGCCCTGGATCACCACCACGCCGATGGCCTCGCACGCCACCATGGCGTCGGTGGGCTCCGTTCGATGCCAGTAGACCCGCCGCTTCATGGGAGCGGCCTGGGGCGGTTGGAAATCGGCCGCGCGGAAGATCGTCAGCGCGCGCGTTGCCTCGGCCGGGACCGGCGTCAGCGCCACAACCTCATCGCCGGGTTCGGGCGCCCGGATCAGGTCCACCAGCAGACGACGACCGCCAATCTGCATGACGGCAAAGCCGCCCAGGTGGTGCCGGGTTGGGTCCGGTTCAGGTGCGCGTATGGGGGAGAGGACGGCAAGGGGCACCGATGCAGCGGCGCCCGCAAGAGCAACCGCCTTGATGACCGTGCGGCGTGGGATGGCGTCAGGCATGGCGCACCCCCTCAACGATCACGCCCACGGCTTCGTACCAGCGATCCGTCCGCCAGACCGTCCGGGACCCATGGGGCAGGGCGTAATCCACAGAGCGGCCTTGCGCCTTGAACACTTGCAGAGACCGGTCCCGAGTTCCCAGCGTGGGCACAAGGGCAACCACGTTGTCACCGGGTGTCGGCGCGCGAAACAGGTCCACCAGGATGTGCCGGCCTTCGATCTGCATGACGGCCAGTCCGTCCATGTCGGGCGGGACCGCGTCCGAGTACGGCGCGGCCAGCGCAACGGCGGGAACAGCGGCGGCGCCGACGGCAAGCGCGCCGGTCTTCAACAGGGCGCGGCGGGAGTGTGTGGCGCCCCTCGGGGGCGGCGTGGTATGTCTCGAATCAGCCATGCCTCGTGTCTCCGTCACGGGGTTTCGGTCAGGCTGGCGACGGGAGCTTCCACCTTCCCCGCCAGCCGCTTTGGTGATTTTGTCACCATAAGCCGATCTTGGGCAGGGCAGGCTTGCGTGTCAAGTCGAAAACGGTGATAAAGTCACCATTATGATTTCAGGCAGACAATCTCGAATGGGGCGGGCGGCCCTCGATTGGACGACACGGGATTTGGCCGCCAAGGCCGGTGTCGGCGTCAACACGGTCACGCGCTTCGAGAGGGGCGACGATACCCGCGCAGCTACCGAAGCCGCCATCCGCACCGCTCTTGAAGCGGCTGGCGTTGTGTTCATCCCTGAGAACGGCGGCGGGCCGGGGGTGCGGCTAAGCCTCAAAGGGGATAATAAGGATGACTGAAAACAAAACCCCGCTCGATGTTCATTTAGAGTGGAATGAAAAAATGGTTGCGCCGCATGAACAGCGAGCGCAAGAGTTCATGGGGCACAGCATTTCGTACGCACAAATTGCAGTTAGATGGGCCTTTATGTTGAATGGCGGCGCTCTAATTGCCTTTCCCGGTTTTGTGACTGCCCTTGGCAACAAAGGCACTGAAATTGACCTAAGCTGGTTTGTTGCTGGATTAGCATCTATCGCGTTATGCGCTTTGATCGCCTACATTAATTTCCAATGCCTCGCTCAAATGCAGTATAACGAGGCAAATAAGATGAGATGGATCATATCGGGTAGCGCGGACGAAGTCATAAAAGAAGAACAGTCTCAGATTGAAAATGAAAACGAACGTTTAAATGGACGCGTTGCCCTAACCTACGGCCTTGGCATATTAACAGGGTGCGCAAGCTACCTTCTATTCTGCACAGGATGCTTCAAGGCGCTATCAGCCTTTGGTGCATAAACTCTGACAGAACCCGTTGACCCGGCAGGGTAAGCAGCGCCCCGAAACTGGCCCGCCGGCGTCGAGTTCATCGCACCTAACGGCGGCGCGGCCGGGCGTTCGGTTGCGCAAGGGGACCCCCACCGTGAACGGCGCGTACCGGTCGGGTTGACGAAACGCATTTGAGCGCGCCCGATTTGGCGAACACAAAGGTGCCCCAAGTGGGGCGCGACCCAATCGTGAGGTGGCAAGGGGGATTGAGCCATGATGGGGCATCGCGACCCGACGAGTCAGGATGAGTACGACGCCTTCAACCGGAAGGGGCGCAGGTTCATCCAGTGGCGCCGTGGGGAAGTGCGGACGATCAAGCGCCGGTTCGCCAGGCGGATGCGGCGTGTCGGACGCGCGGCGACCAGGGCTCAGGTGCGGGACTGAATTGCGGCCGGGCCGACCGCTTCGAAGCCTGTGGCGCCCCACGGCGCGCGATTGCAAAAGGGAACGCCATGAATCCGGATGAAACCGAAGCCTTGCGCCAGGAGTATCTGGCGGACATGGGGAAGGACCTGGACCCCAAGGGAGTCCAGCCCGGAAGCTACGGGTGTCACGAAGCCTTGCACATGGCGTCGTTTCTGATGGAAGCCGTGGACGGGCATCTGATGGAACACCCGGCCGTCACCCTGAACCCCGAGTGGTTCGCGCTTGCGGCCCAGGCGCATGATGCTCTGTTCGCGTTGTATCAGGCCATCGGCGCCGCCCACCTTCATGCCCAGGACTGA